CCGGATCTCATCAATGCCATCGCCGAACTGGTCTCTTCCGGATCCACGGCCACCCTGCCTGCCGTAACCTCTGCCGACAACGGAAAGGTTCTGAAAGTCACAGACGGCGCGTGGGCGGTGGGGACGGACGCGACCTGATAAAGCAGGAGGCTCCGCATGGCTGCGACGCTTGAGGATGTCAAGAAAGCCCTGGGCATCACCGGGGACTATCAGGACGACACGCTGAAAGAGTATTTCGACGAGGTCAAGGCGTTCCTGATCGATGCCGGAGTATCGGAGAGCAACATCACAAACGGCATCGTCGCCCGTGGGGTCTCCGATCTCTGGAACTATGGGGCCGCGGGAGGAAAGCTGAGCGAGTACTTCATGCAGAGAGCGGCCCAGTTATCCTACAAAAAATGAGGAGGAAAGTATCATGATCAACAAGGATCGTATCGTACCGGTCACGAAAACCGACCTGCTGACTCTGATCGGCACTGTGATGGCGCTGATCGGCACCAGCTATACCGTTCTGGAAGCCGACACCATCGACGGGGATTTTGACCTGACGGGATCCGGCGCAGCGGGCACCAAGCTTTGCGCACAGCCGGTCAAATCCCTGAACTTCCACACCGGCGTCACTTCCGGCACCGTGTACTTCGTCGCGGACTACGGGTTTGAGGGCATCACCTTCCACGAGGGGAACGCCACCTTCAACTCCTCCAATCTCGACAACGAAGACGTGCTGAAAGACGCGGCCACTCTGTACAAGGCCGTCCTCGCGTCCAGCACCATCACTCTGACGGCGGTGACTCCGGTTCAGGCTGTCTGATATGGCGGCCTTCAAGCCTTCCACGTTCACGGCGGCGCTGGTCCTACTGATTCCGACTTATACCACGGTGATGGGGGTGCCGAAGAAGGCATTCCCGTCGCCGGAGGCCGGATTCACATTTTTCGGCAGCTTCAAGACCTACGGCGGCACGGAACGGGACATTAACGGGCTATATACCATCGAGGACACGGCGCAGGTGGAGTGCTGGTATAATCCGCAGATCTCCAGCGAGTGCCGGGTGTATGTGCCTGAGATACAGGCGACCTACGAAATCATCAACGAGCCGGAGGACATCGATCTGCGGCATCAGTTCATGAAGTTCAAGGTGCGGAGACTGAAAGGCGGCGCATGATGGCAAGGATTGCGGTTGAATTTGCCGGTTTCGATGATGTCATCAAAAAACTGACCAAGTTGGGGGCCGATACGAAGCAGATCACAGAGGAAGCGCTTCAGAAGTCCTTCGACATTGTCACCAAGAAAGCAGAGGAGGCCGTTGCAAAGCCAAATCTTCCTGCCGGAGGCAAGTATTCCACCGGACAGACCGAAGAAAGCCTGACGCGAACACTGGAGGTGACGTGGAAATCGACCGTGGCAACCGCGCCGGTCGGTTTCAACATCAAGAAGGGCGGCTTGCCGTCGATCTTCATGATGTATGGGACGCCGCGTTACATGAAGGTGCAGGCGATCTACGACGCCTTTTATGGATCCGCCACCGACGGCGAAGTGCTGAACGCACAGAGAGAAGTCTTTTATAAGGCAATGGAGGAGCTGGAATGACTGAAATACTGATCGGGATTCTCGCCGCATTCGGGTTCCCGGTCCGGCTGCAGGGTTCCCTTCTGGAGGATGAGCCGTATCCGGATTCGTTCTTCACCTTCTGGAATAACAGCAGCGAGGACGGGGCGCACTACGACAACGGGGCGATCTATTACGTCTGGAATTTCGACGTCAATTTCTACTCCACCGATCCGGCATTGGTTTATACAAAGCTGGAGGCCGCGCGGTCGGCGTTGAAGGATGCGGGGTTCATTGTATCCGGGAAGGGCTATTCGGTCGCATCCGATGAGCCTACCCACACAGGGCGCGGGTTTACTGCGCTGAAAATCGAAAACGAAAACTAACAGGGAGGGAAAACAAATGCCTACTACTCCGAGCGCTGCACTGCAGGAAATCGTAGAATACAGAGGCGTCGAGGGGCTGGTCGCAGCGGAAGTGCTGACCGACGACGATACTGCCGGATATACCACCGGAGACGTCTTTGCCATCGCAGGCGTGGCGGAGATCTCCAAAACGACCGACAGCTCCAACGAAGCGCACTACTATGACAACATCCCCGCCGTGGTCGTCTCCAACACCAGCTCCGACACGATCAACATCTCCGCGTCGGCAATCCCGCTGGACGTGCTGGGATTCATCACCGGCCAGACCTACGACTCCGCTCTCGGCGCACTGTTCGAAGGGACGCGGAAAGTCAGATACTTCGCCATCGGATACCAGACGAAAAAGACCAACGGCGACGAGATCTATGTCTGGCGGAACAAGGGGACCTTCAACATTCCCGATCAGACGAACACCACCGAGAACAACTCCACCGACGCAAACGGCCAGGAACTCGTTTTCACCGGCATTTCCACCACGCACAAGTTCACGAAGACCGGCGAAGGATGCAAAGCCGTCGTGGTCGATGTGGCCAAAGATCTGGCCGACGTGTCCACGTTCTTCGAGGAAGTCGTAACGCCGGACACGCTTGCGGCGAAGACGGAATACACCCTGACCGTCAGCCAGGCAGCGGGCACCACCCTGACCGTAAAGCGGAACGGCGTCACGCTCGCCAACAACGACAAGATTCACGCCGGGGATCAGCTTTTGATCACCGTGACCGGCGGCACCGTCACCGTGAACGGAACGGCGTTCATTTCGGGAAACATTCACGTGGTGTCCGGGAACACGACCGTTGCTTCGACGGCTGGTTAAGACAAAAAGCCGAAACGCGGGGACAGCGACAAGGCCTTGATCGTTTCCGGGCGGACTTTCTCTTTCGCCGTCCGGATTACCCGCAAACTTTTTTGAAAGGGGACACACAATGAAACTCAATATTTACGAAAAGCGGCAGGTAGTCAAGACCTATGAGGCCGACGCTTATGATCTTCCGTTCGGCGTGGTCGAGGATGTGGCGGATGTCATCAATCTGGATGCTATCGAAACCGGAAGCAATACGGAGCTCATCAAGGCAGCCGGGAACATTGTTCTGAAATGCAAGGACACGGTGAAAAACCTGATGAAGGACATCTTCGATGGGATCACCGACGAGGAGCTGAAAAAGACAAAAGTGACCGAGATGGCGCAGGTGCTGATCGAGGTCGTGAAATATACGGCGGATCAGCTTTCGAAGGGGCTGAACCGAAAAAACTGAACGAGGGACAGGACAAGCTGTCCCTTTACGAAATTTTCTTCGAACTCGAGCTTGGAATCTGCGAGCGGTTCCCGGCACTGTCTCCGTTTGCGGTAAGGAGTACGCGGGCGTCCGAAGTTTTCCTGCTGATGCGCCGGTTGACGAACTGGCAGGCGCACCAGAGCAAGAAGGATGGGAAAAAGGTGATCCGCAGACCGGCAGGAGACGACTGGTTTTGATTTTTCAGACAAGGTGGTGAGGAAATGGCGAAGGGCGAAGAAATCACGACACGGTTCCGGGTTGACATATCCGACCTGAAGTCCGGCATAGCAGAGGCGAATCAGCAAATCAAGCTTGCAAACGCTGAGTTCAAGGCAGCGACTGCCGGTATGGACGACTGGTCGAAGTCCGCGGACGGAATCAAGGCGAAACTGTCCCAGCTCGACTCCGTCCTCTCTGCCCAGAAATCGAAACTCGAAGCATATACCGAGCAGCTGTCCCGGCAGGAAAAGGCCTATGATGAGAACGGCAGACGGGCGGCGGAACTGCGTTCGAAACTCGAAGAGCTTGCCAACAACGGGGTCGCAAAGACCTCGAAAGAGTATCAGCAGTACGAAAACGCTCTCGCGGCCTGCGAGAAGGAACAGGAGTCGAACAAGAAAGCCATTGACTCTCTCCGGATCACGGTCCTGGATCAGCAGGCGGCGGTCAACAAGACCGAGGCCGAGATCGGACGGTACAATTCAACCCTTGACGATATGGAAGACGCAACGGGGGAGGCAGACAAAGCCTCGGACGAGCTTGCCGAATCCATCGAAGAGGCGAGCGACTCGGCAAAAGATGCGTCCGGGGGCTTTTCCGTTCTGAAAGGCGCGCTGGCCGATCTTGTCGCGGACGGCATCCGAAA